AAATGAGTTTATTACCTTATACCTTTCGTCAATGTCGGGATTAGAAATAATAAGGTCTACATATTTTGCAAATGGAGATACCAATCCATGCATTTTAACATCGACGCCGAGCAAATATTTTATATAATTATTTTTGTATTCCATTGACGGAATCGCAAATTGAACGAATTGGTCGTAGAGGCCAAGGTCATCAATTATTGCGTCCGTATAGTCTTCAATAGATAATTCTATTTTATCGTTTGGTCTATTTGACAATATATTATTTTCTGCATTGACACCAAACTGTTTAATGGACTGGCATTTACTGTCAATAATAGAACAATCCGGTTGTGAATTACACAAAAAGGTTGGGTCGTTTAACAGATGGGATGGCGCATTTGGGGCTACTTCCCATATTCCCTCGACTCGTTTGTATAAAGTATTATTCATAATACCGACTTCTGTTAAAATCGCATAATGACCGTCTAATACTTTTCGGTGTCCCGACAACATGGCATCTATTGTTTGAACGATGGCATCCTCCGGCATTTTTTTTAAGAGTTCGGTGGTTAGAAATTGTTTAAATTCATCCTCCGAGACAGAAAACTTCTTTTTTGATATTTTTGGGTCGTTCAAAAATAAATAGTCGGTTGTATCATACTCTCGGTCAAAAAAGATGTCATCTTTTTTATTATCTTCTTGCATTTTTTCAAGACTCTTATATTTTTTTGCAACAACATAATCAATGCAAGTTGTTTCTTCCGGAAGTTCAACCACTTCTTCCGGAATTCTGTCTACGAACGATATTATTCTTGCTACACTCAACGCACATAGTGTATGAAACATTTTCCCACAATCTAATAACAACATTTGCAGTAATAATTCAGAATTAACAATATTTTTATTTGGTATTATACTAAATTTAGTGGGATTATTTTCAATAACAGTTTTAATAAAATCCTGATCCTCAATTATTATTTGCGGAATAGAAGTTATTAAGTTTGCACCATAATATGGGTCGGGGGTCTTCGTTTTTGTATATTCCTCCAATATTTTTATATATTGGGCCCGTGTTTTTAAAAAAACTTTACTATTTTGCGAGACGTATTCATTGATTAGATTATATTGAGGAAGTGTTATGTCTGGTGTATAAATTAAGTATGGTTCGAGTTTATTTATTATCGATAACACCGATAAATCGGTAAATGAAAACTGCGATTTATTTGAAATGAGTTGTAATGTGGTCGGGACAAAATACTCTAAAAACTGGTCGTAGTTAATTACTTCATTTACATTGTCATAAAGATATATTTTAAAATGGTCGCTCGAAAAACCGTCCGCATGATCCGGTGCAAGAATAATATTGTTTATACTTAATACAGATGGGGTGGTGTTTGACGTTAATGACATAGTATACATCGGAAACGTAGTCGCCATATTCGAACGACCTACCATATCTATTCCGGGAAGGCGGAGTCTCGAATGACGCATAAATGAATTGGGGAGTGTTATCAGTGATTTAATACACATTGTATTTTCGGGAATAAGTGTATGAAAGGAGGTTTCCTTTGTAGAGTCGCCAATTTTGACTTGCGTCATATAAGTTATCTCCGATACGTAGCGATTCATTTGATATTGTTTCGTTCCATTATATACATTTGAGGATATGCCATTATTTCCAACAATGACATTTGTATCAAACTTGGCACCTATCTCAAATGTATTTTCTTTATTGTCAGGTGGCACGAAAGGGTTTAATTCTGGTGATATACTTTTATGAAATGCAGTATAAGAAGAATCACCTGAATCAAATAATTCGCGGGCAATACGGATGGAAGTTATATCTGTAGCATTATTGGATTGTAAAACGTCGTCAAACTCGCCTTCCGAATTATATATTTTTTTGACATTTTTAACAATTGGCAAAATCCACCCTGACGGAGTTGAATTTAAAAGCGAGTGTTTTAACGGTTTCCAATTATCTTCGTGCTTGTTAATCGCCTCTATTTTACCTTGATATTGCTTTATATTGCCATTTTCATCAAACTTAGAAAACAGTTGTCTTAATTGTTTGTACTTGATGATATTTTTATTAATGTTTGAAATGACTTTGCGGTCCATTTGTTTTTTGGGCGGAAGTTTTGACATCATGGACTCAAGTAAATCGTTTGTCTGTTCTTCGATTCCGTGTCGAAAACGATTACTATCACGTTCTCGTAGGATATTAATATTTAAGTCTTCCCCTTCGATATCGCTACTATTACTGTCAGGGGGGGGTGGTGCTTCATCCAATGGACTAGGAGGATGGATAACAGTTGGGTCTTTAATAATTTCAATTGACAAAACGTCTTCGCTAAGCCCAGTGTAATTAAATTCAAGCACGATTGGTTCTTCCATATTTAATTCTCCATTTTCATAAATAACAATTTCAATAGAATCTTTTTTTGTTAGTGTTGTTATTTTTCCAATAATGGGTTCATCTATTTCTTTAAACATAATTTCAACCCATGTATCCGGAAGAAACCTGCGATGAATTGCATATCTAGTCTCGTCTTTTTTTCCAAGAAGAGTTATTTTTATAATTCGTTCATCCTGTATAAACCCATCTTGAACATTAAGAGATTTTTCAATGCCACCATCATTTTTCATAATGTTTATTTTGTCCCGACTAACATATTCAACCCACCAATCACCCACTAATTCAGTATCGCTGCTTTCAATACGTATAATATCCCCAACCAATACCGCGTATCCATCATCCCCGTTCGAGTCTGATGATAATTTAATTGATTGAGTTGTACTTTCAGATTCATCAGACATATCTTATATGTATAAGTAGAATTTTTTATAACTTATTAACTACTAAATAATTAAATAAAACGAAATGAATTAAAGCAATTTTGATAAATAATATAAGATGGCAAAATATATTATCGATATGAGTGAATTAAATGCAGATGGGGTTTGCTGTAGTAAGGATGGAATCTATTCCATATATAAATATACAAAACCGGTATCAGCCCAAAATAGTAATTATAGGTCTGTTATTTGTGTTGGAGATAAAGCGGTGTGTTTTTCTCCGCCAAAATCCATATCATGTGAAACATTTTACAAGAGGGCTCATTCTGCTAAAGACATTATTACGGAAGAATTTGTAGAGGGTACAATGGTGAATGTATTTTGGGATGGGGAACAATGGAAAACTGCATCTCGGTCTAAAATAGACGCAGATTGTTTATTTTTTGATACAAATGGGTATTTTAGTGATATGGTAAAAGAAACATTTGAATCGTGTAATCTAGATTTAAATACACTAAACAAGTCGTATTGTTATAGTTTTGTAATGCAACATGTCAATAATCGAATTGTCACCTTATTTGAAATTAACCGTCTTTATTTAATCGCGGTCTATCAGATAGACGGTTTGACCGTTTCTGTTATTAACGATTTTCAAGCGGACCCTGTGTGGAATTCAACCACCGTTCAGTTCCCTGCAAAAGTTAATTGCGATTGGGAATTGAATGTGGAATGTTGTATTCCAAACGCAACAATGGGAATTATTTTTAAACATATTTTAAGTGGGGACCGATGCAAGGTTCGAAACCCAGCGTATGAATACGCACGTCAATTAAGAGGGAACCAACCAAAACTCCAGTATAGATACTTGGAATTAAGAAAGGCGAATAAAGTCGGCGAATTTTTAAAATATTTTCCAGAACATGCAACAAAGTTCAATCAGTTTCAGGAAAAATTACACAAATATACAAACACGTTGTATAATATGTATGTTAATGCATACATCATTAAAACGCCGGACTTTGTGATTGACGCGCAATATAAAAAATCATTGTTTATGCTACATCAACACTACAAAAACACGATTGCACCCCAAAAGTTATCTATTAATTTAAACCGAACCATTGAATATGTTAATTCATTGCCGGAACCAATACTAATGACATTCTTTCATTTTATTTAATTTGCATTATACTTTAAGCAGATTAAGGTGTTTATAAAACGCGATATCAATAAATATGGCTAATAGCATGGGGAAATGCCATGTATTGAAAAATCCAATAAAATCACCATCATTAAAAACAATGGTTGCAATAAAAATATAAGCAGTCCCAATTACGGCAACCAATAATGCAATTAAAATAACAATTTCGACATTTTTTTTAAATTTCATATTCATATATAATACAGTTTTATATAAAATTGCTACATTGTCGGTCAAATATGAATTCCACCTCTTCAATGACCACCTTATACATTGTTCGTTCGCCTGTTTTAATTAAAATAGTTCCATCCTCATTAATGACAACTATAGTCCCCGATTTTTCTAGTGTATATTCAGGATATCTTTTTATAAATCGAATTGTTTGATTTATAAAAAAAGTTGGTTGCATATTACTAACAAATATTTTCTTTTAACAATATCCATCAATAATCATGATAGATTCGCCTCGCTTAATATTTTGCTTTTGAATTGCAAATTTAGAAAATTCTTTTCGTTCTAACTGTGCTTGAGGGCTATGTTTATGAACGTGTCTTGCAATCATTTTATACAATTTAAAATCTGGATATCGCTCCGCACCACTGTTCTTGTAAAGAACATTAAACCCATTATCATCCAAACACCACTCCACAATAATTCTAACAAAAGCATCCGCATTACATTTCTCCTTTACATCGCGCATATCTTGTATCAAATAGTCAAATATCGAACACGCTAAACGACATAAATCGAAACTCTGATTTGGGTCAATTCTGGGTTTGCGGTCATTCATAAACGGTTCTGTATTGTATTGTGTAGATGCATCCCCGCCAACTTTAAAACTATCGCTACACAATAACGCATCCTTAAATTTATATATCGCACGCCCAAAATCAATGATTTTAAAAATACGGCCAAAAGTCGGAACTTTATAATATATTTTATTAAAACAATAATACAAATACTTTTTATCGGTAGGAATAAACATGACATTATTGGTGTGTAGGTCGTTGTGCGTCATTGAATATGTTTTCTGATACGCCAATAATATCATAACTATTTGCATTAGGGCAGAAAACCATTCGTCATTTGTTAGTTTGTTAGTTCTTATTAGATTATCAAAAGTATTATGACAATGTTCGATTGCAATCATCAGCACAGGAAACTTTGGAATAGTTGCATTCAATTCCTCGTCTTCTTCGTCCATACACGATTGTCCGGATGAATCGCTAACATCTTCATAATCAGAGGTGTCCTCATTCTCACTCTCTTTTTCTTTCTTTTCATCGTCCTCATTCGATTTATCGTCGCAATTGTCCGTATCCGTATCATCGTTAATGGAATCCTTTGAATTTGTATGAGAGGTTCTAGAGGAACACGACGAATCCGATTTAAGGCTCGTCTTTTTACTAGTGGGAGGTGATAAATCAAGCACCTCCTCTAACTCTAACTCCAACCCGTCATTTGTTTTAACTTCTTCTACTACTACTACGTCGTCCTTTATCAAATCCTCAATATCCAACACAATTGATTCATCGCTAATCAGCAGTGGGTGCTGACGTTTTCTAACAGACTCATTTTCATTGTGAAGTAAATTAGAATAATCTTGTGTATCAAACAAAATTCCTTTATTTTTATTGAAAAACTCCGAAGTCGCCAAATACTCAATATCGTCGATAATGTTGCACGTGAAATTCGTCTTCATCCCCAAAAAAGACCCATAATACTCAATTCCATTAATAAACCCCTGCTCTAACAAACGATTACTCAAGTAGTAGAAAAACCCATCAACATAGGAGGAATTATTATAATCCATAATTTTTGGATGAATATTGGCAGATTGCATAAAGGTTGGCATACTTAACAAATGCTCGTTAATCTCATACTTGCCAGACATATACTTATATGGGTCTAACAATGGAGCCATCTTGAAAAATACGTGATTGATTTTTGTGGTAGAACCATTTGATAACACACACTTAAAACATTTTGTCGTATTCACGGATGCATCGATTCGACTTAATCCCCATGTATGATTCAAATTAATACTATTGTAATTCGTTTCATTCAAATCAAAATATCGCCTATACACCGGAATATAATTCTGAGCGTTCGAAAGCCCAATAAAAGCATTTGACTCAAGTTGCTTAAATAATTCCTTATTCTTGCGCTTCTGGTAATCAATTGCGATTGTGGTTGTCATTAAATGCTTAATATATAAATTGCAACGCTTTTAAACTCATTAGTCCGGATTTAATATTTTATTGGTTATTAAGAAAAGAATTTAATCTATACACTTCGAACAAACTAACAAACTAACAAGTTTAGCGTATTTTTTTTGACAAATAAAAAAGTTATATATGTATGAATCTTGAATTAAAGAAGTTTGATATGAAGACAATTTCATTTAAACCTAACGAAAGCAAAGGACCAGTTGCCGTTTTTTTGGGAAGACGAGACACCGGCAAAAGTTTTCTTGTCAGGGACCTACTCTATTATCATCAAGACATCCCAATCGGAACAGTCATCGCCGGAACAGAAGAGGGGAACGGATTCTACGGAAAACTGGTGCCAAAATTATTCATCCACAATGAATACAACACCGCAATCATCGAAAATATCTTGAAACGTCAAAGACAAGTTTTGAAACAAGTTAAGAAAGAAATGGAAGCATACAAACGAAGCAACATTGACCCACGTGCATTTGTTATTCTGGATGACTGCCTATACGATGCCACATGGACGCGCGATAAAATGATGAGATTAATATTTATGAATGGAAGACATTGGAAGCTTATGTTAATAATCACAATGCAGTATCCATTGGGAATTCCGCCCACAATGCGGACCAACATTGACTTTGTTTTTATATTGAGAGAACCATATATTGCGAATCGGAAGCGTATTTATGAGAATTATGCGGGTATGTTTCCTACTTTTGAGTCGTTTTGTCAGGTGATGGACCAATGCACGGAGAATTACGAGTGTTTGGTGATTAATAATAACGCAAAATCTAACAAATTGCAGGACCAAGTGTTCTGGTATAAGGCGGAAAACCACGGTGACTTTAAATTAGGGTCAAAAGAGTTCTGGGAATTGTCGAAAGGCATAGGTTCGGATGACGAAGACGAGCAATATGACCCGAATAATGTGAAAAAGAAGGGACAAGGACCGAAAATAAGCGTGAAAAAGACAAAATGGTAGTTATTATTGCAAATATTGCTTTAGTTGTAACTAAAGCAATAATCTTACTTATCAATAATGATAAGCAAGTTTAACAAACCGCTTATGGATATTCATAAGCGGTTTATATTATTGCTTTCCCGATGAGGAAAGCATAATGCGCTCCTCATTTCGGAGGAGCAGTTTCGTCTGACCCAAAACATCAATGTTGCTTTTTTGTTGGAACAAAACCGCTTATCATTAATGATAAGCGGTTTTATACTTATCAATCCCGCTTTTACATATCCGTTTATATATATGAAAGCGGTTATTAGAACTTAAAGATTACCCAATTCTTAATATATAAAATGCAAGAAACTCTAAACATAGTTGAATTGATTGAAAACAACCCAATTGCAAAAATATCATCTGCATATAATAGTAAATTATTGTTTAAAATCCAAGAATCCTTTACTGGATTCGAACAACAATTATTTATTAGTAATTTTTATTGCTACTTAAATTATGATTGCATAATTGATTTTGTAATTGATTTAGATAATGTATGGAGATGGTTAGGGTTCAGTCAAAAAATAAGGGCAAAGGAAATAATAGAACGTAATTTTACAATAAATGTAGATTATAAAACCGCTCTCTCAAGCGAGAAAGCGGTTTGTGAAGTTAAACAAAATGGCGGACAAAACAAACAAACAATTCTAATGACGATAGAATGTTTTAAATCACTATGTTTGAAGGCACAAACAAAAAAGGCATCTGATATTCATACATATTATATAAAAATGGAACGAGTAATGAATCAGACAGCATACGAAGAATCGACAGAGTTAAAACAACAGTTGCAACTAAAAGACACACAACTTCAACAAAAAGACAAAGAAACAACAAAACTGATAAAAGAATCAAAAAGAGCAGTTGAACAAGCAACTATCGTTCAATTCCCAGAAAACACCGAATGTATTTATTTTGGAACCATTGAAAATACGAATGATGCACAAGAAAAATTAATTAAGTTTGGACACAGTAACAATTTGGCGATTCGTATATTAGACCATCGTAAAAAATATACAAACTTTACACTTGTATCCGCATTCAAGGTTCATAATAAAGTAGAAATTGAAAATCTCATCAAAGAACATGCAAAAATCAAACGCCAAATTCGTAGCATTGAAGTTTCTGGGAAAGCGAAGACAGAAATAATTGCGTATGATAATGATTTTACTATTGTTAGATTAACAAAAATCATAACTGACATTATCCATGCAAAAATGTATAGTCCCGAAAATGTTGATAGATTGATGAGAGAGAAATGTGCATTGCAAAACAAAGTGCAACAATTGGAAGAAACATGTGAATCAAACTACCAACAACTAACAAATCTAACACTTGAAAATGAAAAATTAAAAGAATGTCTTGCGAAACAGAAAACCACACTCGTCGCAGTTGAAAAAGAAGCCCAATCTGTCTATCATAATGAAATAATACTAGATAACGAGATGACAACCAATTTTAACGACTTTATCGCCACCATGTGCGTTGTTAGACCAGATGTGGAGGAAGCATCAGGAAATATGGAAGGGCAACTCCGAATTTGGCTCAAAACCAAACCAACGAAGGAAATATTCCACGCATTCAAACATTATTTAGATGTCCGTTTCAAACACGCCAGACTGGCGGACCAAAATAAAGAACATGTGGTTCATGGATATATTGGCGTGAAACTTATCCCGATTGTGTATGAAAAGAAACACATAAACGACGATGCAGAGACGTTTTTATTTCAGGTTTGCAAATTTTCCCCATCTGGGAAAATGTTGAATTCAACACTGTTAGATGAATACCGAAAATGGAAGGGATGTCTGGGCAAACCAATTTTAGAGACGGATATGAAAGAATTAAAGAATTACCTAAATTCTTGCGAGTATGTTATTAAAGCGACCGTGTGGGCGACTGAGGGTGCAAATGAAGGTTATTATGGGGTAGAGTTAAGAGAACAAATATATAAACCAAACTATACGGGTAGCACGGGGAAGGAAGTAGAAAAGGTTGTCAAGGAGTCAGGGTTTGTATTATTGTCGTGGTGTTCGATTGCAAAGGCGGCACTTTCGGAAGGCATATCGGCCGCCAAAATGTCGCGAAGTATAAAATCGGGAGTTGTGTTTAATGATTATTTCTATCGAATCAAGACATAAACATAACAACACTTTTACAAAAGTGTATCATTTTAAGAAATGGAAATTCACTGTCCAAATTGTTGAACTGTAGGTCAATACATTTACCCAAGCTTACGCATACTTTTTTGTAAAAGACATTTAACCAATAACTTACTTTTTAAAGGCACTTTTTAAATTTATTAAACATTTCCCTCTAGAGAGTAAAATTTGTCCCATTTTAAATCTTCAAGGGTGTAAACCCCAATTATAATTTGTTTTTTCATCTATATTGTGTAATAATAAATCTCTATGTTATTTTGAAAAACTTTTATCGTTATAATTGCGGGCTGACGCTTTTTGCCTTAAATACGTAGTGTAATTGGAACTATCATACACATATTTTGCATTGCATGCACCCGCCGGCACACCGGTCCCGTCGCACACACTATGGACGCCCCCTAGTTTCAGACCACGCAAGCCTGGTCTACTATGCAATGCATTTACAGCACCGCAAGAGTATCCCTGACGCCCTAGCAAATCTCCTGCGTTATTGACGGCTCGGAATGGGGTGGTGCCAAGTGCTCGCCCGTTTAATTGGGTGCGGTATCGGGTGTTCCACGCATTCCTTAACATTGTCCGCATTTGAGAAAATTCGGAGGTGTTGTCTTTCGTTTGAGTTGGAGATGGCATAATTCCGTGGAGAGACATTAATATATATATACACTTTAAAAAAAAGTGTGCTATTGATTTCTTTTACTTTTACTATAAATGTACGATATTTAATGGTCCGTCATAATTCTCGGTGCAACATTCATTGTAATCAATTCCTGAAATAATAGTTTACACGCATAAGGAATTTCTACATATGAAAAGTCGGTCCGATTGTCGCACGTCTTGCAATGATGAATATGCAACTTGTCATTATAGGCGGCAATGAGTCCGCACTTCCTACACACGTGTACGCTATACTTATCAGATGCATCGTATAACCGCCCCTTTGTAAATCTGGATGCTCCGTGTGAAATCATACAATCTCTCTCCATTTCTCCAAATCTCAGACCACCATCCCTGCTACGTCCTTCTGCTGGCTGTCTTGTTAGATTAACCATCGGTCCAATCGACCTGCTATGTGTCTTGTCCGACACCATATGTTTCAGTCTCTGATAAAACACGGGTCCAATAAACACATCACAATCAATTTGTTCTCCCGTTAATCCGTTATACAGTAATTCATTTCCATTCGCCTCGTATCCCAGTTGCAACAACTTTTGACTGATGGACGCGACATCCATCTCGCCGAAACTGGTTCCATCTCCAAACAATCCGAGTTCAACCAACACTTTTCCTAAAAGCGTCTCCTTCAATTGCCCGATAGTCATACGGGATGGGATTGCGTGTGGGTTAATAATAATATCTGGTCTTAATCCGTTGCTTGTAAATGGCATATCGCACTCTGGAATAATATTTCCAACCGTTCCTTTCTGTCCGTGTCTGCTCGAAAACTTGTCTCCAATAACGGGTTGTCTTACTTCTCTCAGTCTCACTTTTGCAAAACTATATCCGTCTCCATTTCGGTCCAAATAATTCCGGTCAATTTGCACCTTGCCCGTCGAGCGATGCATTTTACTCAAGTCCTCATATTTGATAAGTTTGGTTGGGTC